GTCGTGGGGGGTCACGATTGTTTGGGGTGTCGTCTCCACAATTTTATTGACTCCTAACTGCGGTAGAATATGATTGGAATATTGGTCGTTTCATTTGTCGCACAATGAGTCTTGTATGTAATATCACTCGGAAACAGGCTTCGACTCCGCCTTCCCGGCATACTTAATTTTGTTTGCGTTGACCAGGAGCGCCGCGTCCGCGGCCGTAAAGTGTACGTTCGCCACTGCTCCACCAACCTGGACTCTTGACTGCTGTCCAAAATGCTCCTGGGCCCTGCGTTCGATGCGCCAGGCAGCCGCTTGCCAAGTGCCCTTTTCTGCCGCCCTATCAATGACTTCCAGCGCGCGCGTGATGTGGAGCGCCTCTGCTTTTTTTAAGCGTTCCACGATGTGAGGGTTGGCGGCGAGATATCTTGATAATGTGGACTTTGCAACTCCTAATAGGTCCGCAATCATTGCATACGGAAACCCTTTGCTGAGTGCTGTCTCGACAATTGTTAAGTGCTCGTCGGTAATCTTTGGGAATCCCTTGACGCCAATGACAACGTCCGGGATGTAACTCGGAACTTCATTCATGAGTCTGCGCTCTTTGTCCAGGCGCTTCTCGTCTACCTTCTCAATCTTCTTTTCCGGGAAGCGCAACTTCATGCGCCTCTTCTTCTGCTTCGGAACCTGGTTAGATTCCTGGTTAGGACTAGAGGCTTGTTCCTTTGGACTCGTAGTAGTTGGCGAGTCGCTGGAGTTTCCAGATACATTCATTTACTAATGTCTCCCCAACTTCGTCACTACACTTCCTGTTGCAATTGGTAAGCAACTTCCAAAACGCAGAACATGCTGACTTGAGCTTAATGTTCTCAGCGATGAGTGATTTAATTTTAGCTTCGTCTGACACATGCAACCCTCCCGGTAGGATAGAAAACCCCGCGCCCGGGAACCGCTTTCACCCCTCCCGGGTCGCAACCAATTCCCCAACCCACCCCATAAGAACTGGCTTGCGTCAACGTATTGCATCCAGGCCGACGCGCAAGTCTTTCATGTTTCACCTATTCTTTCTGGTAAGAATCAAAAAGGCATATGGTAAACTGAAAAGACCCCGCGGTTGGAGCGGTACCGCTAGCGAAGCGAAGCGGGGGAACTTTAGTTCCCCGCTCTAACAGGGTCTGTTTCACCATTATATATATATAAGGGGAACGAAATGGTGAAACAGTGTAGAACCCGGGTTTAACAGAGTAGGGCGAAATAGCTGTTTCTAGCCCTTTCGGGCTATGTTTCAGTCCAGTTTGATGGGTCGAAACGATGCCACCGGGAGCTCTTTCCCGGCCCAATTCCTGTTCCCTTTAGGCGCCCCACCCTTCTTACCATTAGCGATCGATGCCTTAGCCTTAGCCTCCGACGTAACCTTGCCGATCCTGGACGCGAATAACGCCACCGGGACCTCACATTTACAGTTAGGACATTCAATTGATTGACTCATTCTTCCCTCCATTCTTTCCACTCTTTCCAGTTCTCTACATTCCATTTCAGTAAAGTTCTATCCTCTTGGTTACAAAAGTAAACAAACCTATGCTTCCTAGTCCTGGGCACAATCACTGCCTCTTCCATTGTCCTAGAGTGCCTGCTGTGCTTGTTTCCGACAACCTTGTCACCGGAAGATCTCTTGTCAGATAGTCCGGTGTAAATCCAGTTGGTGGCTGCGTAGATCATTCCGTTATGCCCGGCCCCGGTATCTGCATAGCTAACCAGGATCAAGTACGGTCGCAACTTTGTTAACTCTCGAATGCTCCAGGATATGAATCTGCTCTCAGAGTTCTTAGGGCACCGATCGTCGAGCCACAATCTGTTCAACTCGTAGACCCTGGACGCATTCTCTGCCCCGCATATGCCCCTGCATAGATGAGGCGACGCGGGTTTGCCGAACGAGATTACTCCCAGCAGTTCACTGCCATGGAAGCATCCGAACGACCAGTTGCAAGGCACGGCCCGGTGCGCGTAGTGGTTGGCTACGACTACTTCATTCATCGTCTTTGACCCTATGGACCGGAATTTAAGTTGGAGCGCAGAGGTAGGGATCGCACCTCCGTTCTCCCCTTGGAATAGGGGAAGTTCTTCTATTGAACTATCTGCGCGTAAACTCACCAGGTCCTCATCTCGTCGATGAACCCGATCGTCCTGTCCCGGCGCTCCTTGAGCTTGGCGAGCATCCGGTCCGTCATGTCGACCTCGAACAGCAGGACGTTGCCACCTATGCAACTCCCGCACCTATTGAGGTAGGTCAGGATCTTTGGCCTGTTGCTGGCGGATTGATTGATCTCGCAGATACCGTAGTCGTTCCCGGACCGATAATACTTGCCAGGAACCATCTGCTCGAACGTCAGTTCACCTTCTTCTTCAGCGTAATACTTCATGGTTTCCTCCAGTACATTTTCCACATAAACACGGTGCACAATATTAAGCAAGGACTGAGTAGGATTAGCTCTTGCATATATCGTCCAGTTTTTCCCATGCAGTTGCGTTCTGAATTGAGGGCGCCTCGATTCCAAGGTAGAACTGGATGCCTTTGCGGTCCGTAACGAACTGCTTGCCCTTGTTAACTCCGTCGATCACCTCAAAGACAAACGACTTGGTCGCCCGGCCCCTGTACCCGCACAGGCGAGCAGTGCCCTTGGAGGTCTTAAACTCCTTGGTCAAGTGTTCCTCCTTCAGTCCGTCGAAGTTATTGCGCACACTGAACCGCAAGTCTGCCAGTTCCTTGGTCACAATCTCTCCACCTTCCTCAACCGACCGGACCTCCATCTTGAAGGTGGCAGTGTCCGCGTTGTAGGTGCAGTTGCCCAGCTTTAGGTTGAACTGCTTGTTGACCCTGTTGAGCTCTGCCAGGAGCGGGTCAATCTGGTTACGAATTATGCTGAGTGTGTCTTTGTTGATCATTTGGATTCTCCTTTAATGGTTAACTGATGTTTCTTGAATGCCACTACAAGGTCAGACTTTTCCTGTTGTGACAAGTTGCAGAACTTCGCAAGCGCCCGAATCCTTTCCGAATTCGAGTTGACGTAGTTCACGAATAGCTTTTCCAGTATCTTGCTTTTAGTTGTGTTTATCATGTTGGTTGGTCTTTCTTGGTTAGGGTTGTTTTCTGAACTTCAATGCGACTATGTTCCCGCACTCGTCCTTGAGGACGCGCAGGGAAAATGATCCGTCTTTAATTGCCTCGCATGGCATTGCAAACCTGGTGAAGTACGCAATCTTGCAGATGTTGTAGAACGTCTCTTTTTGGATGTTGTTCTTCGTGATGTTATGGGTAGTGGTGATCATGTTTGTGGGCCTTTCTTGGTTATGATTTGCATTCACTGCACTTGCACTTGTCGACGCCTCTAAGGAAACTGTAAGCCTCCTCGACGCTGGACTCATGGACCTGGTGGGCCCCGGTCCCGGCATTATCTACCCAGCCTGGCTTGAGGTAGATCCAGAATCCGTCACCGTTGTCGCCAGTGCGCTTGATGTACTCCTTGACCTGGGGGTCGTTCAGATCTGAACCGCGATAGTCGCGCTCGTCACTGATTGAATCTACCCGGTGGTCCCGCTTGATCTTTTCGATTAATTTACTTTCGTGCATTGTGGTGGGTCTTTCTTGGTTGGAGGTTAGTTTTTCCACTGAAAGTTCCCGACCTCGAAAACGTATCCGAGGCTTTCAGCTTTTTCCTTGGCGGACTTCAGCGTCTTATGGGTTGATGAAATTACTCCACCAACCGAATTGAGTCTGCTCATTGTCCAAGTTTTCCCGGTCTTGGTGATCAAGGCGGGTTCGGCTTTTGCTGTTAATGTGTTGCTCATGGTTAGAAATTAACCCATCTCCTGGGTTATGTCTACAAGTATTTTCAATACAATGCGTAAGTTGTTGATATTGAATGAAATACTTTTTCTAAAAACCTGGCGCCGGGACGCGGTAAACCTCGCCAAACTGCGTTTTATCCTTCAGCAACTTCCCAGACTTCACCAATCGCGTGAGATATCTCGAGAGTGTTCCCCGCGGAATTCCCATCGCAGGATCTGCCTTCTCCCACACATCCTTGAATGAAGATCCTTTCTCCTTGTCGACGCATGCCATCACTTCCTCATCCTCGTATGCCTTCTTCGATCCTTCGGTTGGTCGCGCGTCGTCCGGATTAAATTCTGCTGTGCGCTTCATCAGGGGAAATTCCCACTGCACACAGAACGGATCGATCGGAGAGAAGTCTCTCATCGTTGGCTCAACGATAAGCACGTTCTCTTCCTTGTGAGGATGCATGACGAAGATGCTGTCCGGGTCGCGAGCGAACACGGTACTGCCTGACATCTTATCAAACCCGGCCCTGTTGCCGTGGCCCTTGCTGAAGTGATGCCCGAACACGACGCTCGCGTTGGTCTCTACTGCAATGCTGTCCACCTCGTTCATCAGCGTTGCCATCTCTCCGGCACTGTTCTCATCTCTCTCTCCGTACAACTTGTAGATCGGGTCAAAGCAGATCAGTCCAAACTCTCCGATCCTCAACTGGTCGATGATCTTGGGCCGCAACGCGCTTAGGTCCGCCGAGTGTCCTCGCAGATTCCAGACGAATAACTGGTCGTTGGGGATCTGAATGCCTAGTGCCCGGCACACTGATCTGATCCGCTCCCGGAATGAGTACTGCTGGATCTCGAAGTTGATGAACAGCACCCGCGTCTTGCGAGTAGGCATCTCCCAAAACTTCGTGCCCGACGCCACGCATATCGCCAACTGCAACAAGGTCCAGGTCTTCATGCTCTTACTGGTCCCGCCTAGCACCATCTTACAACCGCGGTGCAGGGCTCCAAATATAATCTCTTCCGGCTTCTCAATCGGCAACTCGTCCAGGGCCCCCGCCTCCATGATGAGCGGGAGATTCCCACTGCCCCATGGCTTGCTGGCCCCGGCAAGGATGTTCCTAATATCTTCCGGGCATGCGTCCTGTTCTTCCATCGCACCTAGCGCCTTGAGGGCCGCGGTGTGCATGTTGCGCATGCGCGTAGTTCTTCTCAGCCTGGGCAACCAATAGTCCATCTTCGACGCGGAGGTGATCGATCCCGACATAATCTTGAGACTAAATTCATGGACGTACTTCTGGTGTTCCTTGGCGACAAACTCACCCATGGCGACAGCGTCAGGTGGCACACCGTCCCTCAGCCCCCGGGCGACGCACCGGGCTACTGGTTGGTAGTAGTTGTGTGGGTCGAGTATCTCAGCCTTGTTCCTGTCCAGGATGGAAGGATCAGTGAAGCATGCTGAAAGCACTGCCCACTCAGCCTCGTTGTCCCGCGGAGGTCCGTAAGAGTCCGGGTTCATTTGTACTGCCTTCCCCACATATTGCGCCATGCAGTCCCGCGCATTTCCACGATCACTTGCCATACCTTGTCAGGAAATATCCAGCACTTCTCTACCTGGAACTGTTCCGCCAGCTTTTTCAATTCGTTCGGCACCGCGCACTTATAGTCGTCCATCTTCATTTGTTGCCCTTCCTGGACTGATGGAACTTTCTGTTCTCATTCTCCATGCACTTCTCGGGGGTCAACTTCTCCAGGCGCCTCACGACGTCACGGTGATCTACGTTGGCCCCGGCGACCATAAGCCATGTAGCCATAGGTTCACCGCGGACCGCTCGGACCAATTCTTCTGACTCCGTGTACGTTTTGTATCCGTCACCCTGCCATGCTGTGCGCACTGGCTTGGCGATCTGAACTAAACCGGACAGGATTCTCCTGCGGTTCAGTAGTTTAATATCTGAGATCATCTGCACGACGACCTCTCCTGCTAGTTGCCTGTACCGTTCGGTCAGGTCTCCTTTCGCGAGTCTGGTGGATTGCATTGTGGGGTTCCTTTCGTTGGGGTTGTTGTCTTATCTTCTACAAAAGTTCCTGTCAACATGTCCAGCTTATATCCATTGCCGTGCCAGTAATCGTAAAGCATCGCGTTGATTATTCTTCCTTGGTTGCCGAACTCAAGCGGGAACAGACTACCCGGCGCCAGCCCGAACTCCTTCACAAGAGCACCGAACTTTGCCGTTGTCAGCTTGTAGATTTTCAATTAGTTCCTTGTTGAATAGTAGGGCCGCGTCGACATTGGTAATGATCTGCCGAATTGCTGGCGCGTGAGTGTGGTCTGACGCATCTCTTTCCACAACGAGCATCCTCTTAGTCGCCTCGAGAATATCACGTTGCCACTTGATGGTGTTAGCCAAACTCACCGATTCTTGCTCTTGCCAGCCGAACTCAATGCGATCGCAACCATCTGTTCAAAGCTCCGGGCCTTGCCTCCGGCCCCGCGCTCCTTGCCCTTCTTCTTGTTATCCTTCATCAGTTCTCTCATGTTCTTCGATACGTTTTTTCCTAGTGGCATATGTTTCCTTTCTATTATTTATTTACCGACATTGCATGCATGAAGATCGGAGTCTGGTCACCGACATATGAACAGGCAATATTAAAATCAAAATATTCTTCCGCGTCGTCGTTGCTCATCCCCTGCTCCTGCAGTATCTCAATGATCTTGTCTATGTCGTATACCGCGCGGATCTTTTCACCAAACGGAATTGCAACTCCAACGAATGCTTTGTCGAGTCCATCCGCCAACATCATGGTCTCAGCCTCTTCTCCGTACATCATGACCAGTTCTTCAATATGCTCGTTCATGCTGTCTCCTCCCCTACCACATCGTCCCAGGTCGCCTCTTCACCGTGCCATGCTTCGCGCTGTCCGCGCAGCCACTTAGGCTTGTCGCCTGGAGTGGTAAAGCTCGACTCGTTCCACAGTACGTTATTGCCCGGGACAGCAGTGATCCTTCCGTTGTTTAGTTTGATGAAGTGATGAGACTTGGTCTGCTCCGGGGCCATGGAGAATCCGTCTCCGTAAGGTTCCGCGGTAAACATGTAGCGCCCAACCTCCCAGGTCTTTTTGCTAGCGATCCAGACCCTGCACGACAGGCCCATCAGATAGTCATACTCGATCGTCGCGAAGTTCCACCCAAAACAGTCCCACCTCTGCGCGTCGTTGAGATCCCAATCTGCAATAGCGATCTCGCCATGGGCCAACGCATGCAGTGGAAGTCCGCGGTATACAGCACCACATTTGAGCATCACTGTGCATCCCCAGGCCCGGCCAGGTATCGCGGTCAGTCCGAACCAGACAGCGTCGTCTATCTCCTGCTTCTCTCCGTCCGATACGAATGCCATGTCCACCTTGACGTATAGGTGGCGCGGGAGATTACAGGCGTGAGTCATTTTGTCCAAGGCGACTCGCTCTTAATCTTCTTCCAAACTGACTCATCCTTATCAAGGCTAAGAGACCAGTTCATAACCCTGTTGTAAATCGAATATCCATATCCAAACCGCATGATCGTCCTTGAGATCAAGTCTCCTATCCAATAAAAAGTCCAGGCAAGAGCTTTCATCGATTAATCTTGTCGCAGAATATTAGGAGCGCCCCAAAGATAACTACCCACATCATTGCCTCAAACCAACCGTTCATCTCCACTGACCCCCGGTTAGCCAGGCGACTAGGACCCATCTGGAGCCCCAAAACACAGGACGCGCCTGGTGCTTTATGTAGGTGGGGAACATTGTTGCCGATCCCCGCTTCTTTACATCCTTCGCATTATGCAAGTCGCACTCAACCCTGAGCCCTCCGCCAAGGAACTCTGATGGATCTGATAGGTTGATCACCATCGTTAGCTTGCGGTCGCTACCATCGAAGCAGTCAAAGTGTGGCAGGAAGAACTGCCCGGGCCTGTAGCGCAAGATCTGCAACTGTTGAATCCCGGTAATGTCCAGCCTGTAGTGCTGGTCGTTCAAGTCCATGGAAACACACCTGACAACTTCGTATAGCCACTTGTAATGTTCCGCGAATGGTACCCAACACGATGAACATGTCCTGGTGTAGGAAGACCTGGTCGTCCCATCCTTCTTCATGACGTGAGACCTATTCATGCCTACGACCTGAGCGTCGTCGCGGATCATATTGCACTGGCCTTGCGTCAACACGTCTGGCTCACACACTGCTGTAAGAATCTTTTGTTTGAAGTTATCCATTTGCAACCTCCTTGAGCGCGGTCTTCAGCGCGTACTGGAATAGTGCTTCCTTATCGTTCGCAATATGGATACGCCCGGCCTCAACAATTGATTCGTACACATCATCGTCAACATCAAGATTTAATTCGTAGCAAACAACTTTCTTCTCAGAAACGATTCTGATCAGATCTGTTTTAGGTTTGCCTGGATTTCTTTTGTCTTTGCCAGGATATCTTCTGGCTTGATTGACTTTAGAACGTTGCACCATTTGGGTTCTCCCTGTATTGCGTTGACCGCGTCTTTGCACTTGTCCTTCGGTTGCTCGTACACCGAGCATGGGGCGTGAGGACAAATGTTTTGCGGGAACAGTGGCTTGACGTACTTGTAATATTTCGACGTGTGCTCAGGTCCGTATGGTCCGTACAGTCCAACGGTAGGAGCGTCGAATATTGCAGTCATGTGCATGATTGCCGACTCCGGGCAAACTGCCATGTCGCAACGCGCAGCTAGGTGCAGAAGAGTCCTGACATTGCGTAGTCTTCCCTGCAGATTGATAAGCCTCTGGTGCGAGATAGATAATGGAGGATCGTCGTGGCCCACTGCTACGACTTGCCAATCCTTATTTTCTTTTAGGAACGACTTGATAAACAGTCCGGCCTCGTAGGTTGGGTAGCTCTTCCACAGGCTCGATCCACTGATTGAGTAGAGCAGGAACGGTCCTTCCGGATGAAACCCAACGTCAACAAGTTCGTTCTGGTCCTTGTCCAGTAGCTTGGCGTAAGGCTTCTTAAACTGATCGTCGACCTCGACGCCCCAGGATCTGTAGACGTAGTCGTACACGTTTCCGTCCAGGTGCGCAGTCTTTGACAATATATCGTCCAGGCAAACGTGGCCCTTGTATGACTTCCACGTTGCAATGGTTGGAGCTAATGGCATGACCCTGACTCCGGCGAATCCTTCCCACAACGGCAAATGACGTTGCGGAACGTAAGCCTCAACCCTTCCGTCTCCCTCGTAGTGTTGCATTGCTCTGGCGATGCCCATTGCGATGAACTGATCCCCGATCGCTCCACCGCGGTACAGGGCCGCGAATCCGCCCGAGGCGCAACCAACCCGGTACGGAATTGTGTACGCGTCGGCATGTGTGCCAGGTATCCCGCGGACCTCGTCAGGAACTACAATCGAATCGTGAGGATGGTGGAGTCGATCGTCCAACATCATGGGATCTTTTAGAGTTAATATTCTCATGGTAGTACCTTATCCATTTCCTCAATCCACTTCGCGCGGTCGTCTCCGTAAATCCCGGCTGCGTGTGGCATGAATCCGTCTGACTGCTTCTTATCCTTCGGCGTATTGATCTCCATTGCGTTCCATTCCCAACTTAGGAAACGAATGGAGTACCCGAGCATTCTGGCCCGGTAGTTGGTGAAGGTCTGCTCAGGGAACGCGAACGGTGCGTATACGAAATTGCCCCAGGCCCCTGCATGCTGTTTGTCGCACACCATGACCCCGGTGTTGAAGTAGCCTTGAGTCCACTTGATTGATCCGAGCATTGCCTGCGATAGGATCATCTCGTTCGCTCGGCCCCAATGCAACTGGTCACCGTGAGGCGCGTCTGCGCAAGCGTAGAAGTGACCCCGCGGGAATAGCTCAAAAGGATTCTGGCATTCCCTGGAGATAAGAACGTCGCTGTCGATAAACAGGGTTCTGTCAGCATTCTGCACCGCGTCGACTAGCGACATCTTAGCTAGCAACCCGATCGGCTTTTCCGGCTTAATGACGACAAGATTTGCGTCCCACCGTTCGCATGCCTCCTTAATCCGCGGGAGCGAATGCTTCTCAAACCATTCCGGCAACTGGCAACTAACTGTTACTATTTGCTTCTTCATGAATGCCAACCTCCTTGATTGCCTTCTTTAGCCCTTCCGGGATAATGGTCAGTTTCCCGGTAGAATCAAAAACATCTCCGTTGGAAGTCACCGCGTAGTATCTTTCACCCCATTGGACGTAGGTCATGTCGTCTTTCTCTCGTCCATGAATCTCTGAATGATCTGATGCAGTCGATAGTTTTCCCATGACAGATACTCCATGATGCGTTCCATCCTGGTCGACTCATCCTTGTGGAGGAATACCGCGAGCGGGTCCTCCCAGGTTGTTGTCTTCGGGCCAATGTGAATGCTTGTACTATTTGTTGTCACGGATTTTATCAATTTTTTCAACCGCGATCATGGTCACCCAAACCAATGGCGCAAGTACAATCAGAATTGTCGTGGCTAGTCCGATCAAGAATATCAATTCAATGATATGCCCAGCCATTACCGTATCTTTCCTTCCTTGGCCTTGTAGAGAGTGAACACGGCCCGGACAAGTGCGCGCTCCAGGTGGTCGATGCATGTCTCCCCGGAGCCGTCCGGAGAAGACACGTTGCCATCGATCTGTTGCATCGCCCGGGTCATGTGGGCAATTGCTCTGTCAGAGTTGTAGCGAAGTGAGTTTTTGTGGAACCACTCGCCAAACCTGGACTTGTTCGACCCGCGGTTCATGATCTTTCTAATCACGTCGCTCGCATGAGTGGCTACGTCTTCGATCGTTGGCTCTGTATGATCCTTTACCGGGAGCCCCTCTTTGAGTTCCCGGACTGCTGTTCCCAGCGAATCAATTGCCTCCATTATGCTACTCATTTCGTTCATTTGACTCCCTTCGGTTTGAATTTCTTGTCAAAGCACCACAGGGCCAGACAGTGCTGAAAAGCACTCCAGCCATCTTCCAACTCCTGTTCGCTCCACTTGTGGACAAACGGAGCAGACGGAGTCTTTGACGATAGTATCACCGACATGCAGTGCACTTCCTTGCCAAGGGCCTTTCTATAGGCCCCTAACTGCATAGCGTCGTGTGGGTACACCGGGCGCCTAGATGCTGTCACCTTCTCCGGGTCGAACGATCTGTTCTTCAGATCGATTAGGCAAGTGCCATGCTCGGAGTGATCGATCAGTGCGTCCGCCTTCCCAGCGTATCCGGCACCGACCAGCACCTTCTCTTCCCAATGTGCCTTGACGACTTGGGAATTGATCCACTCCACCATGTGTTCTGCAAATGGAACAAGATCTTCCCGGATGTGTATATCCGATGTAGATACAGGCTCCTTCTTCTCGCGTAGCAGTGGTAGCAACCTCTCCTGGACGTCGTGCATAGCAGTGCCATGGTTCGACGCCTTCTTGGTCACTGCCTTGCTCAACTCTTCAATCACCGAGGCCCAATCTTCCAGGGACTCCCCGGGAAGTCTCGGGCGCTCGTCGGCTGCGAGTAGGCATTGAGAAATTTTCCACGCGTTAAGTTGTGGAGCGTCCTTCACCTTCATCACTGAAGTGACAGACGGAAGAAGATCAATTCCTTCCTTGGCTAACTTCCTCACGTCCCGGAGCGTTGTTGGACGATCGCGCCCTTCAGCGTCCGGGACCGTGTGGAAAGCCTCTCCATCAGTCGAGTACCAGTGCGCAGAGAATTCTGCGGACACTAGCCTCGTCGGTGTTTCCGAATGAGTAGAGAGTTCCAGTGCCATTAGAACGGTGCTCCGTCGTCGGTCGCTACGGTTGATTTAACTCCGCCAAGTTCCTTCGACAAAAGGAGTTTTTCCTGTAGCCACTTTGGCAAGTTGGTAAACTCGCCACCCTGGCCCTGCTCAATCTCATACGAGATAAGATTGTTTACACGCTCAGGAACGACCATGCCTTTGGGCAATTTGGATGCCGATCCGATCGCAGCGTAGGTCTTGCCGGAGACCTGACTAACCTTGTGAACTACGTTGAGTAGTGCCGACTTCCCGAGGAAGTCAGTCACCTTGAATGATGCGAGTTGCTTCGCATTGAGCGCTGAACCTAGCCAACCCTCGATGAATTTCCGAAGCGACGCCTTCGGTCCGATCGACGCGGTAAATTCCGCGGAACAGACCAACGGCTTTTTGATGATGGTAACCTTGCCATTCTCGACTTGCTCAAAGTCGTCGTTCTGATCGCAGATCTCAAACGCGATCCGGATCTTCTTCAACTCCTTCGTCTCGCCTTGGTAGGTGCTCTTCTGGGTTCCGAGGTCAACTACCGAATAGCAGATTGCAGGATGCGCTCCCGCTTCTACGATCGGTCTTTCTTTTGTGCTTTTCTCACTTAGTACTAGTGCCATATGTGTATTCTCCTTTTATGGTTTATTTGGGTTTTCGGGTAAGGTGTTTGAAACTGGTAGAGCACTGTTCACAAGATTGATCCAATCCTGGAATTTCATTGTGACGTGCCACCCTGTTTGATTTCTTCGATGGCACACGATAGGCGTCTTACCAGTTTTTGAATCGTTGGCAGATTGTTGCATCCAATCGTAAATTTTGGTTTGCTGGCAGTACTTGACCTCGACGTGGAAGGGCCAGAATTCTGATTCGACCAGTACATCACTAGCTCCCCCATCCGGCGACCCGCAGAACTGCTGGGCGCGCCTAGCCTTCCATCCAGCCTCACTGAGCAGGCTTGATACCTCGCGTTCACCGCGTTTCCCCTTGTTGCGCGACATCTTTCCTCCGCCCATGGTGACCTCCTTGTTTCAAGATCACCGGACTCTGCCGAGACACGGCATTCGAGTCAATATATTATTTTAGGGGAATTTTAATTAGCTTGACTTGCTATATCTTCGACAGGCTCATCCAGGCAATAGAATCTTCTGGAGATGCGGTCCGCGTCGTTCTTATTTTTCTCGAATCAAATACCCACAGCAAATCCTTGTCCAGCGCGACCAGGAATATTAGGTCAATGCACTTACCGTACTTCCTCTTGTCGACTCCTCGCCCGGTGCTGAACTTGTAGCTCGGGCCCCTTCTGCCACTGCTGTGCAACCGCGGGGCGCCACACGACTTGACCTGGATTCTTTTGAATGTTCCGTCTTTCTCCGCGACAATGTCGTACCCGGCGTTGTCCTCAAATGGGGTCAACACATTCCACCCGGAAGCGAGGAGTCCTGCGATTACCCTGGCGACTCCTACTGCTCCTGTCTGACGATTACCCGGTTGGAGCATTCCCGAAAAGTCGATATCTGTTCGAGACTCTATTCTGGAGACCATTGAGAAACTTTTTACGTTCCGGATTCTGCTCCGCAAGCCTTCTCTCGTAGGTCATCTGCTCGACAGAAACGTTCTTCATTACCTCGGATGGGTTCAACCCTTCCAGGGCCTTGAGCGTCTGAGGCCCAAGAGCTCCGTCATCCTTCACCCCGACCGCGCGTTGCAGGAACTTTGTCGCCCCTCCTACCCCGCGGTTAAATGCCAGGTCCTGGAAGAAGGGTCGGTAAGGCTCGGGAAGTTTAGACGTGAAAGGTTTTGTATATTCTACGACGTACCTGGCAGCTGCGTCCCTGCGTTCTCCCGCAGGAAGATTCTTCAGCATCTCGGCGGCCGCTGGATGATACTTGTCGTTGATCCCGGCAACCTCGTAGCTCCCGCCCATATCTCCGGAAGGAAGATTGTATACCATTACGTTCCCGGACTTGTCCTTCCTTGCTTCCATGTCGACCGTTGCCAGGGCCGAATCGTATTCATTCTTGGGCACCTTTGGCCCGATTAAGTTTTGATCTTGCATAATGTTTTTAGTCACCTGGTCCTCCATTGCTCTTTGTGTTGTCTCTGACCGAATGTCGTCCATCGTCGCGGCCGACCGCATACGATCCGACATGGCGACCAGGCGTTGCCCCTTCTCGTCTGTCCATCCTGCCCTCTGTGGCTCCTGCATGGGCCTGGACGTGTTTTGCCTGTCGAATTCTCCGGCCCCAAATGGGGTGAAATTTTTGCTTGCGCTCAGTTCCGGGATCTGTGTTAGAATGCTTGCCATGAAGAAAATCCTATTGTTGGTTGCCCTGTCATTCGGAAACTGTTTCGCCGGGGATATCATCCAGACTTCCGGCGGGGAGTACGCTGGGTACATCAACGGAAGAATGATCACAACTGCATCCGGCTCCTACGGAGGTGTGATCCTGAACAGAAAGATGATTGTGGATGCTGACAGTTCCTACGGAGGATTTGTCACAAGGGGCGGAACAGTTATTGACGCGTCCCAAAACACTGCTGGCTTTATCTCCAGATGGAGAGATGTCGACGTCGAGTGAGGTCATTGGACGCCTCTTTTCCTTGTTAGTAATTTTGCTGGCGACAAGAGCTCTTCTTTAATAGCTCTTTTTTTAACTTCTGATTCTAGATCCGCTTTTGCGGGTTGCCTTGATTCGTTGCCGACACGTTGAAAACCAGTTGGTCGCTGAGTCTGCTTTCCGCTTTCAATCCCTCTAATTGACGCTTCATTTCGCGCACTATCCGCGCGTCCGATCCAAGACGCTCCTCGGCCCTCGGTATATCCTGTTCCAGTTCCTGTATTAAAGTTGCCATAATCTTTTTCTCCTAAAACAAGGGTATCATACTTGACTACGTTGGCAAAGGCAATTTCTGATTGTGACATAAGGTTGTCCGCCAGGTCCTGTAGCTTTCCGCGAAGCGCGTCTACATTTGCTTGCCAATTTTTATCTCCAGAAAACTCGGGGACATATTGGTACCTCACGCCTATGAATTCATCCGGGACTCCGGCGACCTTTGCCCTTGGATCTACGATCATGGTAAACCCATCAATCCCCGCTTCGGATACTTGCTTGGCAAGCGCGTTGACATCCCCCATTGATCCCTTTTTGCGCAAGTAAATCTCCATGCCGGGGCGAGCATTTGCATTGTCCTCGTTGGGGCCAAGGACCCTGCTCACGAATGCATTCTTCTGGCCCGACTGCATTGCCTTGGATGCTGTGACTTCAATAAGTTTTGACGGATCAAAATCCGGAGTGACAACAAACTCAGCGTCAAACGACCTTTCGGTTGTGCCCATGAATGCCCCGATTGAATCCTTAATCTTTGTTGCAATTACTCCCGGAGCCTCTGCAAATGTGTTCCTAATATCTGATGCAAATGACGCCTGCTGTTCAGCGGTTGGCTTGACCTCTGGAGTTTCCTGGCTTAATCCGATAACATACCTAGACGGTTGCGTCAGATCCGCCTCTGTTTCAAATGATCCACCCTCCCCTGTCTTGCTTGTCCAGTTATTCTCAGCCCAAATTTCCTTTTCCAAAAACCATACGATTGCCTGTAGATCCGGAGCAGTAAGATCCTTCAAATCCTCAATCCCAGATTTTTTCAATTTCTGAACAACGGACTCAAACACTTCTTGTCCGTATCCGAATTGACCACCAACCCTTGATGTGTCCGTAAGAACATTTCCGCTTACGCCACTCTCGGCAACAGTTGGTACTCTTTCAAGTCCTGCCATTCTCTGCAAAAACCTGGCGGCCCAAACGTCAATCGTTGCTTTCAAGGATTGCCCGACTAGATTGAGCGCAAAATTCCTGGCCTTTGGAGCTTGCCCGGCCTGAACATCTCTCCACATGTCGAGCATCGCAATCATCCCATTGTCCGAATTCATCCCAAACAACTTCTGGTTTTCCTGGAGAATCATCGGATTCCCCTCTTTCTTGTACTCAGATATTGTCCTGCCTGACTTGACCCACTCGTCAACCTTGGAAAGTATTTTGTCGTAGTCTCCCCTTGCGACCCTGCCCAATGCCTCGACTCCAAATCTCCAGTTAATATCCACCGACGTATTTGGACTAAATGCACCAAGCAAATCCGCAAAATAATCCGCCATGCCACCAAATGATCTTCGCAAAACCTCGTTCATGCCTCGGTACCAAGTTTTGTGCCCGAGTATCTTCTGCGCGTTCTTGTCTCCGGATTTTGCGCGATCCACAACCTTCATCAATTCCGATACAACTTTATTCGAATGATCCTCGACCCTGGCTGCGTGTGTCGTTGCCGTATCTTTTCCTGTGGATGGATCTTTTTCGAATGAATAAGGAACCGTCTTGAATACAGGACTAATCTTTGGATCTTCTCCAGCCTTCTTAGACTTTATGATCTCAACGTCAGCAAGATCAATTTTTGCCCATCCGGATGCCTGGGGAAATCTTGCCTTAACTTCGCGAACCCTGCTCTCGACCATCTTTTCCTCTGCCCTTGCTCCGGACGACAACTTGGTCTTCCCGGAAGAGGCATTCTTAATGATTTGCTTATCCTCCGGCTTGAGAGGAACCCTAGCCATAATTTCTCGGTCTTTTCTGTTAATCTCAAGGTTTCTACTTTCTGCGCTTGTAGCCGGAGATAACTGTTTCTGTTCAGGAGTCGCAGGAGCCAAGTTCGTCGCCTGCTTCTGGTAATCAATAAAGAACCCGGTGCGACCAGTGTCCCGGGAATTAGCGATACGGTCCAGGCGATAGGATTTGACAAGGCTCCCTGGAGGACGACCTTCGGAGTACATTGGATTGATTCCCTTATTTGCCTGGTTAGTGATTCCAAAAAGATAATTGATCGCGTCGCGCTTTGCTGTCCCCAACCCATTGTCGCCAGGAAGACTGTTGGCATGATTATCCAAATACTTCATGACGTCCTTCTCGTATGACGCCAAGTCTCCGCCCCAAATCTCGTTAATGCGACCTTTGCCGGACCTTGCAAAATCCAGCATGCGACCTCGGAGAGCAGTGATATCTACTGCCTGCGCCAGGATGTTCCCGGCCTTGGACAGGCGCCAACCAAGGAACGCAATCTCAGATTGTCCTACCTTAATGTTTCCTAGTCCGCGCTTAACAGATTGAGCCCAGCTACCGTCCTCGCCTGTGCCGATCTTTTGGTACCAGACAGAATATGTCTTGCCCTGTTGACGACTGTCTTCGAGCGTCTTGGCGACTTCCTTGGTAAAATCATTGAAACTGTCCAGGCTATAGAATCCTTCTGGTAGCTTCGGTCCGCCGACATATGGCTTGCCGTCTGACTGAATCTTCACTCCAAACTCAGGACTACCGCGCTCCAGGACAGCACTTGAATCGTACATCTTGGAGACGTCTGCCACCCGGGCCTTGTCTACTGCCAGGATCGACGCCGGATCTTTAGCCCTGACCGTACCGTCCGGGAACTTTACAGCAAAATCGTTTTCCTCAAGATTCGTCTTTCTGTTGCGAGTAAATTTGATTGCAGGATTATTAGCAAGATTCCTGTTCCCGGCTCCCGGGGTAAGTACTACGTCCTTCTGCTTTTCGGCCTTGTCGAGTCCGTCAAGATACTTGTCCCGATCCCGGAACCATCTTGTAGTCAGTTCTCGCAGTTGCTTCGACGGAACCAGTGGATTGTCTTTGAAAAGCGTGTCAATATTCGTCGGTTTAGGCACTGTCGTATCGATCCCAAATTTAGCCAGGAGTCTTCCCACCGGGGCCAGGTATCCTTCCTGGAGCGAGAGCAGATCTGTACCAGGAAGAGTTTTGCGCCTGAGAGAGTCAAGATCTTTTCCTCGGAATTCCCCCACAAACTGCTCTGCCAGGACCTCGTCTGCGATCCAATCCAGGTCTCCGGCGCCAGGCTCGGACCGCTGAGATCCTTCCCTGAGCTCGTTTGCCTTCGCCCGGACCTCTGCCTCAGTAGGTGTACCGCGACCCTGTCTCTCGCCTTCCAAAAGTTTCCTGGCGTACTCGTTCCCAAATCTGCGCAGGCCCTCTTCACCATACTCAGACATAACTGCCATCCTACCTTCAGCCTTATTGATTGCCGGAGATTTCATGATCGCATGCATGATCTCATGCTTAACCGTATCTCCGGATGCTCTCATGTCGTCCATGTTAACCAAAAGTCTTGTCGTCCCTGACTTGTCTGGAATTGCTTTAACAACTCCGGCTGCGTTGATCCCGGCATTCTCGGGCATCATGAACGAATCGCGCCCATGGAACTCAACCTGGACGTCCGGTGCCATCATCTGAAGAGTCGCCGCGTCCAGGAAGGGCCGATTGTCTTTTCTGATATAGTCTGAAATTTTTCCTACGTCTAACCCAAGATCCATCTGCCTTTTGAAAAGCCTGTTAACGTCTCCCTGCTTGGCTAGCGCTTTCTTTGCCGGAATCTCTGTGATGCCCTTGATTCCTCCTCCGACTGCTCCTAATCCCCCACCAATAACCAACCCACCTCCGATACCTTCCTCCTCACCTCCGGACGCCACATACCCCAACCCTGCGCCGACGGCCGCAGATTTAACCGCTCCTTTGCCTGTCTCCAGGCCAAGTTCCGCGGCCCCCTGAGTAATTGGAGACGATACGATCGAATTGTTCGCGGCCTTTCTAAGCCACTCAGGATTCTTCTGATTCTTTGCAACCCGCTCCATGACGGTCATCCTGGACGGTCCTGTCATGGCTTCTTCTCCGGCGATGCGCACTGCCTGGGCTCCTCGCTCAACGGCTTCTGCTCCGGCCCTGACCCCGGCAATCTTGGCCCCAATTGGGAATGCCCCGGGGATACCTATTGCGGCCGCCCCTGTGGCGATTGCTCCTGCGGTCCTTGGAGCAGTCACGCCAGGCAGAACGCGCTGAATGCCTTGCCCAACCTTTTCGACTCCAAGATCAATGGCTCCGCCTGTTGCCCTGGCCGCGGTCTCAAGTCCTCCTGCAATTTTGGATGTTGCCTTCAATCCGCGCCCGGCAACTCCGGTCGCCTTGGCTCCTGGTCCAATAAATGGAACTGCAAGCGTAGGATCTAGGACCATGCTCGCGGCCTCCGCGGCCTTTGGTGCGAATGTTCCTTCGGGTAATCCTATAATGCTTTTCCCTTGTGCTCTTTCGGCGTTGATCTTGTCAACTGCCTGCATCTGATAGTTCTGGTCGATGGTCTTTTGGTTTAAGTACGACTTGTAGTCGTCCTGCATTCCGAGCGCTCCGGCCGCCATATAAGGTGCCTTTTCGATGAATTTCGATGCACCAACTGCCATCATTCCCAAGTCCATTGTGCCCCTGGCCCCGGCCTCAAGCAGTGTAGCTGGGAGAGACGTGGGTTGCTCTCCGGGCCTTGGCTCACGCATCGATGCCGTTTTGATTAACTCCGGAATGCCTTCTTTAATTACAGGGCCAAAATATTCCGCGGCCCCGGTCATTCCCGCCCCAATTCTGCTGATCGCTCCAGGCTCAGTAGCCTTGAGAATTGAAAATTCTTCTTCGCTAGCTATGAACGAAGGATCTGATTCGTCTTGAGATCTTAGGAATGACGAGGTCGACGCCTCGTCCATCACTGGCTTAGAGTCAACAAATGAAACTCCGCCTTTGTAGGCGTTATGAACTAACGACGCTTCTTCTTGCGTGAACTCAAAATTAGGATTGTCGCGGTACTGGCGCAGCAAATAATTTGCTGCCTCCAATGGGTCCTGGATGATTTCGTCGGCCATGACCGACTAGCGGTTTTGAATTACCTTGCGAGTACGAGGATCGTATCCTCCAAATCCTGACGGACTCATCGGTTGTTGCGCGGGTTGCTGTGGCATTGCTTGTTGTCCAGACTGTTGTTGCGCTTGCGCCTGGTTTGCTTGGTGCGATTTGGGAAGTTCTACAGTTCTGCCAGAAATACTTTTATAGTCTTCAGCTTTTGCTTTCAGCCTATTTTTCATTTGCGAAATTGCGGAAAGTGTTGTTGCTGTAGTTGGCCCGGTGAGTCTGTTGTTAAATCCAAGAGATACAGGAGTTGTTCCCATCGGAATTGCAAATCTCTTCGCGGCCTCGACTTCGCCTTCTCTGGCTACAGATCCTGGGTCGATAACTTTTGCCAATGACACTGCAAACAGATACGGAAGCTGGCCCAGCGCAGCGGATCCTTCTGGGTCGACAGTTTCGTAATTACCGTACTTTTTTACTGCATTTTCCATCTCATCTGCCATGCGAACTGCATCGCGAATATTTGACTCAAATGCAAAATCTGCCTGAGTTAATTCCTTGCCCTTGGCGATAAGCGCTTTTTCTCCGGCATCTGCTACGTTCATCATGATTCTACGCTTTTCTGGATCTGGTTCCATCATTGCCTTCTCTTTGTAATACTTTACCTTGTTAACCTGACGATCGACGTAAGAGTCAACAAGTTCTTCCGGTAGTCCGGCTGGAACTACAATGCTTGTTCCTGGTGCAGTCCTTGTTCCGGTAGTCTCTGAAAGTCTGTTCATTAGCGCGGCCTGCTCGACAGGATCGCTCGATGCCATAAGGGCCTGACCAACTCTCTTAGCTTCTTGTTCTGGATAAAGTTTTTGCTTCAGTATTTCAACGCGAAGCGCGCGATCTTGATCCTCCATCGCCTGGCGAGCATCTTCTTTCCTGTACTCTTCAGCCTGCCAAGGCATTGGAATTAATGGTCTATCACTTGCCATAAAATTATCCTATCTTGCTGTCCATCCACTTACGGATGATTGATTTAATTTTCGGTTTGTTGCGTATCGATTCTGCAATTCTTTCTCCGTATTCAGTGTAGAAGTTTCTCAGATTATCGGACGCCTTAGTCAGCATCCATTCTCTAAATTGCAACCACTTGGGATTGTCTTCACCGTAAACTTCTCTTGCTACCCAGCAGAATATTCCTTTTGGAGCCAACCCGCCAATAAGGTTTGCTCCTGCGTTTAGATAGTTCGGAATAGAATTTGCATTATTCTGGCTAGCCTGGGCCGACACCTGAGCTCCGTATGTGCTAGCTTGGTAGTCGGCCTGTGAGCGATAAAGCTGGTTAAACGCATTTGTAAGTTGGACAGGAATCTGTTGATCAACTGCTTGGTAGAAAGGCGCAGCGGTAGATGCCTGCTGATTGAATCCACCAGGTAAAGCCTGGTTGGCCTGGATGTAGCCCTGCATCGCACCTTGCTGTTGTGCCGTGCGTTGGTTAGCCAAGTTATAGATTGAAGGTCCTCCAGCAATGAATCCTGACGCGGCCCCAAGCCTGTTCTGCTGGATGCCTTCACGAAGTAAAAGATCCCGGGCCTTGGCCGCGCCGGACGTTTCGCCAGATCCAAGGAACTGTTGCGCGGCACCAAACCGTGCCAGCTTGCGTTGCTCTCCGGCCGCGCCAATCTGCGCAGCCTCTTGCACTGCTGGTCCAAGTCCGAAGATGTTGCCCCGGGCAGTCTGTGCCCCTCGGATTGCCTGCTCGTAACCGCGACGCTCTTCGGCTCCGATCGTAGATCCAAGCCGAAGTTGGTTCATCGCCTCTTCTTCAATGGTCTTGCGAAGTTGCTCAGTTTCCGGTGTGGTTGTGGGGCCAATCGGCTGAGTAGCCATATCCCTGTACTGCTGGCCTAGACTAACAGAAGTTCTGTAAGAATCCGGGTCAATTTGATAAAGCTGTTGCGAGGCTCGTTCCTCCGGCAACTGCATAAACGATCTGAAGGACGTGATCTCCTTCAATCCGTCTGGACTATCCATCGTAATCGGAGAAAAATTCTTTTGCATGTCCTGAGCGCTTGTAACTGCGCTTGTGACGCTCTTTAGATCATCGTTGAGTTGATTAATAAACATCTGCGATGATTTGCGTTGCGCCGAATCCTCAGAAAGGCCGGAAAGGAGGTCGTTCGCTGTCTTTAATCGTTCAGTAATTCCAGCAATTTGAGCATTCCCGCGGTCAATAACGCTATTCAGTCTGGACATTTTTGAATTGTTATAGTCGTCAATAATTTGCTCGTCGGAAACCTGGAAGTTCAATTTGTTCGCGAGATCGGATGATCCGTAATTACGCCCGGCTGAAAGTTGAGCCAATGCGTCGTTCACACCTTGACCAACATTAGGATTGTTTACCCCCATGCGATCTCCAGCAAGTTCCCTAATTTGAGAGGCAAGTGAGTTTTTGTTTGTCTCATCTGATAGTTGCTTGTCAACCTTTTCTTGAAGCTTTGCCATTTTTATTTCATTGCTTTTTTGCAATGCTGAAGTGCGATCTACACCTTCTTTTCTTTCAAGCTCGGAAAAGAAAGCTCCCGGATCTTTTCTAGATCCAGTAACCCCATTGATCTCCCAAACTCCGCCCCAAGTCCTATCATCCCACTGCTTAACATTTTCTACTATATTCCCATCTTTGTCGACGGTGTACTGTATTCTGTCGTAAGTAGCCATATTATTTTGTACCAACTGTTAAACTTGGATTCTGAATATCTTTTCCAATTGATCCGTATAAATCAACTGGTCCAGGTTGGCGATTAAACGCCACATTCTGCTCAACGGAACCGTATGGGCTAGTTCCGTATAGGCGCTCAAATTGCTTTGTCATTTGATCACCAAGACCCCGGTTTAAGGCGTATGCCTGTGGGCTAGTCTCATATTGTCTGCGCAATGCCTCGAGAGATCTCTGAGGACCATATTGGCGCTCAAGTTGCATCCCTGCCTGCACCCCGGACTGCTGGTCAAGTGCCGACAACTGACGCTCCAGGGAGCGTTGTTGTGGCATATACTGGATGCGTAATTTGTTTTCGAGATCTGCCATTGCCGGAGCTTTTTCGATATATGTATCAATATTCATTCTATACGCAGCCGCATTGGCCTGCGCTACCGCTGCCGGATCTGGCGGAGGAGGAGGTGCCGGAACAGATGGTGCTCCACCCATATTAAACCCTAGCCTTTTTCATGAACTTCATATAATCATAACTCCTGGATATTCCGGAACGGTTAAACGTAATACGCTTACGAATGCCAAAACGCTCCCAAAGGAGAAGCAACAGGCACCTCAAGGAGATAGCACCTTTTGAGGATATCGTCAAGTCTACGAAGACATTGTCCCCATCCTCAGAATGAATGTAGTGGTCAGGCTTCTGGCCCTCTTTAAGGCACCTGGCTAAAGCCAACCCGGCGATGCCATCTGAGTCCTCAACGATCCCAACCATGCCCTGCCTATCAAACCAATTAAACCAATCAGCTAGGTTGTGCCACATGCCTTCTGGAACCCCGGACGCTTCGATATATTCTATAGCGGTCATAGTGATTTCTGTATCTCAATTGTGTCCGGATTGGAGGCCGCGGTGATTTGCCTAATAGCCATTTTCCCGGCTGCGCTAGTTATCTTAATATTAAGAAGCCTCCACTTTTCGTACTTTCTAAGATCACTGGCAACCTTCTTTTTGACACTTGTCGGAAGCACTGCCGGAAGCTGGAAGTCAAGCGTAAGGACTGAACTGGCTATATTAAGATTTGGCTGAACATCGATATCTCCAACGTCTATGTCTCTCTGTATCGATATGGTGGCGTCGGTCGAGTAGGAGTCGTCAAAGATGACCTCGAAATGCGATCCGTATTTTAGCGAAAACGGATCTCCAAAATTAAAATCCTTTGTCCTGACTGAAGATTCGTATGTTTCTCCGTTATCCGCATAATCCGAAGATGTAAGTGCGTCCGGAGACTTATATCCAAAGTATTGAAGAAGCAATCCTGTTGTGGATTTACCAGTAAGCCTAAGACCCTGGTCGTCAAAATTAGTAAGCGTGAATTGCATTATTTGCGGAGTCCATGTTCCTTCAAACGCGCTTAGTGCAGTATTATATACCAACATTGTGTCGTTGTAGTCGTTTGATCCGGTTGGAATAGCTAGAAAATATCTGTTGTCGTAAAACGCCGCGGTGGATATCGCAATTTTAGCAGGATTTATGCTCTGGATAACGTCCTTCACAACTTCTGATATTGGGATACCAATTGAGCTAAAGTCGTCGGCAGCCGATCTGACGAGTGATCTAATGCCATTATCCGAAAGAAAGAATATATCGCTACTCACCTGGACTGCTGTATTCCCGGCAACGCATCCTGTATTATTTGATATGAGTGATATCGTCCAATCCGCAGCAGACGTCATTGTCTCAGGTATTGTTACTTGAAATACTCTTCTTTTCTTGAATACGATAATTCTATTTTGATAGTATGGAACAATTGCAGTTATTTCGTCTCCGTCGTCTCCATTGATTACGGCACTATTTGCTGAATCCCACACCGATGCATCGAGTATGTCCGAGCAATACAATGTGTTCCTATACACTCCTGAGCCAACCGCAAATAATCTGTTCCCGGTGTTTACTAAAATCCTTAGATTTTCTGGGGGTGTGCTTACAGTTGCCGTTGCCGTAGCCCCGGAGCCGTCTCCCTCTATCGTCACGCTCGGGGCCCTGCTATATCCAGACCCTCCGTCGACAACGATTACTGCTGTCACGGCACCACCAGCAACAGTTGTTGTGATAGTCGGTGCAGTTCCTGTTAGTCCTGGGTACTGAACTAAAGCAGTAGCAGTCGTATATCCAGATCCTCCAGAGGTAACAGTTATAGCTCTTAATTTTGCACCCTGTCGCGTAACTGTTACTCCATTAAAATAGTGTAGATCACCATCTCCGTCGACAGCGTACATTTTGTCGTTGAACTGAGCCATTGAAACAGGGGCATCGATTGCTGCTGAAAATCCGTCCTCCCATTCTGTGCTCCTATTATCCCATAGTACGCTTGCAGATCCCCACTCTTGATCTGGCGCATGCGCTTCAGCGCTTCCATTCGAGTCTATGCTGTAGAATGTTCCTTGCGTTACCGTGAGTAAATATTCATTTAATCCGGTATCGTAATATCTCATCCCACCTATTGAACCAATCTCGCTTGTTGCAGTTGTGCAGAATGCCGTCGCTCCTGTCCTTGTCTCCAGGTTACCCTTTGGAGATAGGGTCATGTTTACAAGTTCCCTGACCTGGTTTTCTGCTAGAAGATCAGATTGCAGTCCACTAGCCTGGCCTCCGGAAAAGTTCCGGATTCCGTCAAACGACAGAACGTCGTCCAGATTATCTTGAAAATAGGGCACGGATTAGACGCCTATATCTGTGATGCTGTATTCCCCAAGGCTAGATGGGGTGATTACCTTTATTCCTCCGACCTGGCTCATTTCGTACTGTGCCATCTGCGCCAGGTCTGCATTCGCGGTCGACACGACTGCTTGCGCCTTAGCGTACTGCCGTTCACGTTCCAGGGCATCGGCGTGAGTCAATGCCAGAACAACGTGTTGAACATGGGGAAGGCGCAATTCATCAGTAAGAGCGGAAGAGCTCGGCGGAAACTCAACAACGTTATTTTGTCTTGTGATGCAAGTAACCTTTTCTATTACCTTCAATGCCGTTGTGCTGGTCGTGTTTAGTAGCGGATATAGGTCAATCTCAGCAGTCCCGGACGTGTTCCTGCCCTTAAAGTAATATTGCGTAGGGGTCCCGGTTCTTTCAGAATCAAGCAAGTCCGCGTCTTGGCTTACAATCGTCTGAAGGTCTACAGATAATAACTCGCTGTCTCCGTAAGCTACGGACAGGGGATTTTCGACTAGGGAGCCAAGTGACACTGTCCTGGTTGCAGTTGAAACTGAGTAGGTCGAGTTTGTGATGCTCTCGCGCCATGGAGCAAAGTTCCATACCCGGCGATAGTTTAGGGATGCTGATTTTTGCAGGAACGTCAAAGTATCGGAATCAGTTTTTCCTATTTTCTCTCCTGCGTATTGAGCTATTTCAGTTAATGTCATTTGTTATCTCTTTCCATTTTAGTTCGCTTTCATCCCAAATGTAATTGCCATCTGGCTTTTCAATTGGGGCTTTCCAGGTGCAACTTTCTTCATCAAGAATCCAAGACGCATATGGTTTTGGAGCTATGAACGCATCTCTTGTTGAATCGTATGTATAGCCAATTCCAGCATAGTTTTTCCTAAAAGAGTTATTGTAGCTTGTCTGTTTCCATGCCCCGCCGAGTTGAAGTGTATTGGAAATAAAGTCAACTCCAATGGGTTCAGTGCCTGGGAAAGTATTGGCAGGCTCGCCAAGCACTAAATTATTAATTGAAATAACTTTCTCCACGATGCCAAGGTCGTTAATGTGTGCAAAATATCCCATAACTTTACCAAATAATTGTTCCAGAATCGTTAAAAATGTAAATCTTGAATCCGCCAGAAGTTGTAATTGTCGGACTTCCAGTAGTAGTTGCTTGCTTAAAGGATTCGGAATGACGAATAATAACAATTCCTTTCCCGCCGCTTCCCCCTTGAC